CGCCCACGCCGGAAATCATCGCGTGGTGTGAGAATCTCGTCCGCACAATCAAGGACGGCGGCGTGTGGGGCATTCCACGCTCTGGCACAATGTTCCGCGTCGATCACCAGAACAAGCGGCTGGTTTGCACCAGTCTTGGTTTTGCCGACGACAGTGATTTTCTCGCGACAAAGGCGAACTTTGCGCATATTGGCTGGGACGTTGTCATGGAGGACAAAGATGCCGAAGAAAAGAATAAACGACAAACATAATCCGCTCGTTACGCTGTTCCACATTCTGGCGAACGCGCTCCTCGACGACGAGACCGGCATCGACGCTACGGCGTTCAACGCGCTCATGCTTCTCGGGCAGTTCGTGAGCGTCGAGTCTGTCGACGAAATCACGAAGAAAGTGCGCGAGGTCGATGGCCGCTACAAATTCGACCAGTAGACCTTGCGGCAAGCCGAAGCGATCGCTATTCTTGGCGCCCATGCCACCTCTTCTGGCTGACGCAGCATCAGCAATTACAAACGACAACGTTTTGTATGTCTTAGTGCTGATCTGTGGCTTATTTCTTCTCCACTTTCTTTTGTCTTATTTAGAGGACACATGAGCGCCGTAGGCACGGATTTGCCGCCACGTAGTAAGCAGTTAATTCTTCTCGAAGTTCTGACGCTGTGGCACAGTAATTTATCGATAAGCCGCATTGCAAAAAAGTTGCACATTACGAGAGAGCGGCTTCGCGAGTACGCGGCACTAAATAAATTTCCGCCAAGACCAGATACCGCAAAAAAAGCGCCGCAAAAAGAAGTTGACCCAACGCCGGAAGAAATTCAAATTCGAGCCGCTGAAATTCGCGCCCGGCGCACACCAGAAGAAAATCGACGGCTCAGTGGCGGCCGTTACCGTCGCGTCGAAATACGGCAGTACGCATTCGACGGGCGGAACAATTCGTTTATGGAGATTTCGTGATGAAACTAGTTATCGAGCACTCAGACAGAATCTACGCGTTTTTCGAGCCAGAGAAGCACCACGAAAAAGTCAACAAAGAATTTCGCGACAAGACAAAAGAGGTCGCCCCGTCAGTCTTGGATAAAGAATGCGACCTAAGCATTAGTTTGCCCAAAGGGTCGTATATGGTAATTCCCGTAAAAAAGAAAAAGTTGAAAGCAAAATGCCGCGCAAAGTCAAATACCTCGACAAGAACTACCTAAACCAGATTAATCATATTTCGACCAACGTCCTGAAATACAATCGGACAATCCCGCAGTCAGTGATTGACGCGTTGCCTGAAGACAAGTTTTTCCCGATTATGTTTACGATGTTGCATGAGCACAAAGCCGGTAAACTATGTGACCCGCACATGCGCTGTATTATCGCCGTCCCGGTCAACGAAACTGACGACGATGAAAAACTGGAAATGACTCAACTCATTCTGGACATGGATTATGCGCTATTCGACGCGTTGCCGGAAGTCGACGTTCCAGACAACGAACCAGAACCTGTAGGAACCGCATGAGCCCTAGTGAGTCGGTGCAGATATCTAAATCAGACCTACAGAAAGTCATGAAAACGCTAGTTGGGATGAAGTACGGATTATTGGCGCTAACAATGCAGACAGAAGAGTCTATTGGCGCAATAAAACGAGTAATGGAGGCTACTGGCGTGCCCCCAATCTCTTTGCCTGCCGAAGGCTCTCTTCCTACGTAGTAGGAAAGTGATTCGGTCAAATGGGACATTTTGACCAAATTTTGCGTCATAAACACTTGTCAAATAACGACTTAAGGTGGTCTCTTCGTTCCGGAGATTTTGTAACAACCCCCGTTTTTCTCGGGGAAAACACGACCTTGACCTGCCCAGAACGGCGGGTAGGCTATTCGATCTCAAGCAAGGAGGCGAGCAATGCTCAAACGCGGGATTGGAACCCGGCGGAACGACCGCTGCGTGTGCGGTAGTGGCAAGAAGTTCAAGTACTGCTGCTCTCCGGCAGCCGCGCATCAGCCCGGCAGCCCGCAAAAGCGCACGCACTACATCGACACGGGCGAAGTTCCCGTTCGGTACGTCATTACGGACGAAAAGGGCACCAGTTTCTTTTCCACCAAAGACAACGCCATCATCGTCTTTAGGTCACGCGCCGACGCCATTGCCGTGGCCACGTTGGATGACTTTGCGGACTCGGAAACCGGCGAAATCAACGTAGCCGGCGTAGGTGAGACAAAGTGGAAACACCTGCAAGAAAAACTTCCTTTTGTAGAAGTTGAAAAAGCCGAAGATGCCATTGCACTGGTGAAAGAGCGCATGGAACACGTACGTGCTTGGCTTGAGGCTGAAGCACAGCGTGCCGAAAACGAAGCCGCCCAGACGACCACGCCACCGGAAGCGCCGGAGAATGGCTGATGTCTGTCGGACTCGACGTTTTCGACAGCGCCTATTTCAAGGCGATGAGTTGGCCATTGCCGATTGTTGCGTATCGCGAACGCAGTCCGTGTTTGATATCAATGGCGGCCACGTACGATTTGCCGCCGCACGACAAGAGCGTGCCGGCGGTTCGCGATTGCGTTAATTTTCGCCGCCAGCAGTTTTTGACGCGGGCGTACGAACTCTCGAAGCACGACCAGTATTTTCTTGTGCGCGGGATTATTCCGAACCCGCACTATTTCGACGTCGATCGCGCCGTCTCTGCTTTTAAACTGTGCGCGTACTGTAAGCCGACGACGGTGATCTATCCGCCGGCGATGCAGCGCAAGAAGCACAAGTTCAAGTCTTGCGGGCACACGAACTTTTGCCCGGCATGCTGGTGCTCTGTTGCAATGCGGCAGCACCAGCAGTATCGCGAAGTGCTCAATGCGTTCTTGCGGCAGAATCAAACTGCGCGCGTGTACACGACGTTCTACACGACGGAGCAGTTTATTTCGCTACCCGATATCGCGGGGCTTGCGTTTGCCGATAAGGCAGCGCGTACGAAGGCTACGTTAACCGTTCAAAAAGAACTGCTGCGGTACAAACGATTTATTTCTGCGCAACGTAAACAACTTCAACGCACAACTGTTGGGTCGTATTGGCGGCTAGTCGGGTGGCCCGTTGACGGCGGCCTTGTGTTGCAATTTCGGCAGGTATTTTTAACGCTTCCCGGCCAGAAACCGCCAATCAGCGCGACAAATATCAAGGGTTCGCGTATTGTCAAAAAGAAAACGGTGTTGTCTGTCGGCGGCCAGAAATGGCAAGAAAGATTTCTAGACGATGCCGAAAACGAACTCGGGCAAGAGATGATCGAGTTCCTGCGATTTCCAAAAGAACTCCTCACCGAAGACTCGGACGTCGCCGCGTCGTATTTGAACGCGGCCGCGAAGCAGCGCATGGTTGGCGGCTACGGTAAGTTTCGTAGCGCCGGCAGCGGGCTTGTGAAGAAAATGCGGAAACGCGATAAAGAACAGCAGGCGCGTCGTGACAAGCAGAAGTCCGCGTGAAAACCGCCGCCGCCGCTCACGGGAGTCGATGGCAAAATATGGCGTTAACACGCGGCAAATCTGGAATGAATACCCGGCCGTAAGAGCACGGCTTATTTATCTTTGCAATCTGCTGTTTGGCGGCGACAGCCACGAGTTTGCTGCCGCGGCAAACTTGTGTTACCGACATTTGTCGCGCGTGCTGCTGGGCTACAACCGGCTGAGCGTAGCCATGGCGGCGCAGATTGTCGCACGCGTTGGTGTGCGCGCCGAGTGGTTATTGTCCGGCGCCGGAGAAATATTAGCGCGCCCTGAAGAGTGTGACGGTTTAATTCTGCCGTCTCGTATTCAAAGTTCTTTTCGCGTATTTGACGCGATTGCCAACGACTCGGGCATTGCGTTTTTTCCAGCCGCGCGGCTTTCGTTTATCGACGAGCCGATTCGGAATATCCAACCCTACGAAGACGCTGGTAGGGTTGTGTATTCCGCGCGCACTAACCGCAAGCCGATAGGATTTTTTTTAGGTAGTGACGCGTGTGCCCTGCCGCTGGTTCAGTGCGTGCTGCCGTTTTTCACGAACGACTATGCCGACGTGCTTGTCGCGACGCTGACAGCCGTAGCGCACGACCTGCGAGAAGCACACGGGGCGACGCCTACAGATATCAATTCCGTGGCGCGGTTTGCCGCGAACCGCGGGATCGGCTACGGCGAGGCGCTTGGCTTCGTAGGCTTCACCGCGGACGCTGATCGGCAAAAGAGTCTGGTGGCGTGCGTGCACGACCGTGGCTTCCCCGTTTTCGTGTCAGCCGAGATTGGCGAGGTCGGCCGGCACACAGCCCCGAGCGTCCGCGGGGCCGAGATTGGCGCGGCGATTGGCGCGGCCGCGTACGTCGACCTACTCGCCTACACCGAACACATTCGGCACTTCTTTGGTTCGCCGGGCGGCGTTTTGATCGTCGCCGGAGAATGCCAGCGTGCCGCGCGTATGTTTCTAGAGCGGCTCGACGCCCTGAGACTTACCGAACCTGAACAGACTGGATTCACATTTGTCTTGTTTTCACGACAGGACGACAACCTTCAAACAGAGATCACCATCCGTGGCGGCCGCGTCATCTTTTTAGACCCACCAACAATAACGACACTGAGTCAGTTATTTCAAACTTGCAACGACGTGTATGCCGGGAAAATTACCCATGAGCGACGACAACTACCTGACTGAACAATTTGACACATTTATCGAAAACATTTCTGACCGCGCAGACCAAGAGAAACTATTTTTCACAGCCGGCATCGTCGAACTGCTACGTCACACGAAGGCGCAGAAAACAGTTTTGGCGTTAGCAGAGTTGCTGGTGTCGTTACCGGCGGTTGATTGGGACCGCATTCCGTTCTCCATTACGAAGACGCTGCTGTCCAAGACTTACACGTCATTGGTGTGGTCGTGCGGTGTCCCGGTCAAGATGACCGACGAGATTTTGCTGCTGGGCTTGTTGGAATTTCTGCGCCGTTTTCAAACAGAACCGCCGACCGAGCAATTGCTCAAAGACATCGTTAAAAAGATTGCGACGGCGGTTGCAGATGAAATAAAGACCGAGAAGCCCCCGGCATTAAAAGCCAACCCAGTTCCGGAACTTTTTAACCACCGGCTATCGCAGCGGGTGTTCGAGCCAACGAACGTTACGGACGATATTCTGGCGAAACTTGACGCCAAACTCGTGTATTTCTCCGCGCCGATTTCTGAGAAGTCGATGGGGCCAGAGATACGCGGCTTGGCTTTTGACAACGGCACCAACCGCTATTTCGTATTGCTCGAAAGCGGCGAGTTCATCACCGTTCCAAAAGACTACGAACACTTACGCATTGTAAAATGCGACGTGCTGTTTCCCGGCGCGCCGACGTCGTTGTTTCTTGCGCTTGGCGTTGCCGCGCCATTGTTAGAAACCTATGCTGTCATTTCAAAGCCGCAACTGGAGTTCATCATCAATGGTGGACTCGGCAAGATGTTGCATCCATTGCACGGCGGCGTCGCCGGCGTCGAGGATATCTCGGCGTTGGAGCATGCGTTTGACATCGGTCAAGAGTCGGCTATGATTGGCGTCCCGGGTGCGACGGGGCCGGTTGGTGCTACCACGCGGTTTCCCATTCCAGACACGGATTTGTTTGTCGTGCTGACCGCGAGTCGTGATGCGCATGGGCCGTACAGTACCGCGGAATTAATCCGCGCAGATGCCAAGGGCGCTGACACAGTCTTGATGCGGCACGAAACGCCGCGGCTGTATTCGTTGCGCGGCGTCTATTTGTTTCCCTTGAAAGACCGTTTGATTTCACTCGTAATCATTTTTTGAGTGGTATATGCCTTCAGACTTTGCTGATTTTGATGACTACGAACCGACACCCGAGGTGATGGAGCCTTATGAGGAGTACCTGACGGTGCGCGGTTTGTTGTGTATGCGTTTTGGAAAAGAGCATGGCGACGAAATTTACTCGCTGCTCTATCGGGCGGCTAGAAAAGCCTCCGATGACATTGATGTAGTTGAAACAGTGCCCGGCATCATCTTCAACGATGAGGGTGGTGAATTCGTGGGGTTTGAAGGGCACCCCGAGGAACCAGAAGAAAACTTCAACTGATGTACCTGTTTGTCGATACTGAGACAGGAGGTCTGACGCCGCAACACAGTTTGCTCACTGTGTCGTGCATCGGTGTCGACGCGAAATTCACGATCATCCCCTCGCTGGATTCGCCGCTGGGGTTGTACATGAAGATCAAGCACGAAGAGTACGCGCTTACAGCAGGCGCGCTCTCCGTGAACAAAATAAACATCGCAGAGCACGACGCAGATGCGGTGCCGGTTAAACAAGCCAGCGCCATGCTCGTCGCTTTTATTGAGGAGATGATTGCAAAGTCCGGCAAGGCGCGGTTGATTCCAGCCGGGCACAACGTCGGCTTTGATATCAATTTCCTTCGGGCGTATTTGCTGACTGACGCGCAATGGGACAAGTACTTCACGTACCCAGCGTTGGACACAGCAGCCGTAGCGCGGTTTTTAAACGCAGCCGGGCTTCATGCCGGCGGTTACTCTTTGACACGCTTGCGCGAGTTGTACGTGCCGCACATGGTCGGCCAGTTGCACAACGCCAAGACAGATAACGTCACCACGATTGAACTTGCAAACAAATTTGCTAGCATGGTCGCCCGACGACATTAGCGGGAGGGCTGGCTCCCCGTTGCCGCGCCGAAAGTCGCTGCTTTTCCGGCGACTCCAGTGCCCCAGTCGGAGGTGGGTCATAACGCCGAAGTCGACAGCGCTCAAACAAGACGGACTCCTTTCAAGCGCGTGTCGAAAGTCGTAAACGCAAGGATGCACGCGCAGTTGCCCGATGGTGTAACGGTAGCACAAGGGATTTTGGTTCCCTTTGTCTAGGTTCAAATCCTAGTCGGGCATTTTCATGGCATGGTCAGGTCAGGCAAAGTTGGGCAGGGTTTGGTATGGCGTGGATTTATTTGCCGCCCACTCGGGGTGTGGTCGTGGCACGGCAAGGCGCAGCATCGCAGGGTTCGGTCTAGTCCGGCAGGGCACGGCGTGGATTTATTTAACAACCAATTGGGGCGTGGTCGGCGCACGGTTCGGCCCGGCAAGGTTCGGTCTATTCCGGCAGGGCGGGGTTTGGCGCGGCATGGATTTTTTTGATGTCTAATCAGGGTGTGGTCAGCGCAGGGTCCGGTATGGTCAGGCACGGTCTGGTGGGCCGAGGCGTAGTCCGGCGCGGCATGGTTTTATCTCACCTACAGTTGTGGCGTGGGCACGGTAGTCCGCGGCTCGGTTCGGTGCGGTCCGGTTATGTTCGGCATGGTTCGGCGAGGCATGGTTTTATTTGACGCACATTCGTGGTGTGGAGTCAGGTAGGGCAAGGCGCAGTATGGTCCGGTTTGGCAGGGTAGCGCATGGAGAGATTTTTTAATGTGCGCAAAGTCAAGGAAGAAAAACAAATCAAACATTTTCAATCAAGAGTGGCGGCCAGACAATTACAACCTACGTATGGCCAGCCCGTGTTGGGAAGAAAAGCGACAAGAGCGGTTGCAGATCGATGATTACATGTGTCAAACATGTTGTCACGACGGTACAGATTGGCCGCTTGAAGTGCACCATAAAACATATGAGAGATTTTGGCACGAGAACGTTCAAACAGATTTAATTACACTTTGTAGGCAGTGCCACAACGCGGTAACTGACGTTATCCGCCGCAGGCGATACGCCAAGCGGAAACTTGACGGTAACTACATTGTTTTGTCAAAACAGACACGAAAGGCTGTTCCAAAATGAGTTGGAAGATTGCGCGATACGAACTTACGGGCGATTGCCCGTTGATTGTTAAGGCCCCGCAGATGGCTGATCGGTTGAATTCCTATGCGAAGGAGTTGTCGGCGATTTCGTCGAAGAAAAACAAGGTCGACGCTGATTATTTGGAGATGAGCCGGATTGAGTTTGCTGGCGGCATATACATGCACCCTGAACTAGGCCCGGTTCTTCCCGGCGATAACATCGTGGCGTCGATGATCGGCGGCGCGAAGAAGAACAAGGAGGGCAAGATTGCCCAGAGCGCCGTTTTCCCGGCCGACCCCGGTTACTTCGCGCTTCAGTACGACGGCCCGCGCACGATTCAGGAAATGTTCGAGGATGACACGCCGCGGACAACGCCCGGCGCTGAGGGGTTTAGGTATACAGTGTCGGTTGTGCGTAACCGCAACCGGATTATTTCTACGCGCGGAATATTTCACGACTGGTCGGCAATTGTCGACTTGGCTTACGAGTCGTCCATTGTGACGGTAAAGCAGGTGACGCGCTGGTTGGAGAAGGCCGGTACGCTTGTCGGGCTGTGTGAGCGCAGGCCGACGTTTGGTCGGTTCAGTGTCCGCGTGATTTCCGAGAACGTTGCAAACGTTGAGGGCGAAGACAATATTGCCATTGACGAAGCAGGCGAACCTAAGAAGCGCCGCTCAAAATCCCTTTTGAAGGCTGAGTAAACACATTAAGTGCTGCGCAGCATTTTTTTTTTAGGAAATACAATGCTCTGTTCAATTTGTTTCAACGAAATTCCAAAGATTAACGGCTGGGATTTTGGCAACAATGCCTTTCCGGTCAATCACGGCCGCTGCTGCAACGACTGCGACAACAACGTCGTGATTCCAGCCCGGCTGACCATGATGGTGCGTAAGGTGTCGAACGAGACGCTTCAAGCCATGCAGCGCGAGCAGTTTGAAAGCATGCAGCGACTCGAAAGCATGCAGAGTCAGTTGGCGGCTGATTCCGGCGTTGAATAAATTCGCAAAACGTTTACAATACCCGCACGGAGGCTGACGTTTGAGTTACGTTGTTTGCAAATGGGATGCATAACCTCGCGCGGCGGCGATTGGCCGCCGAAGCCATATAAACACGTCGTTGTCCGCGAAACGCTGATTGAACGTGTAGAGAACGGCGAGGTGGTCAAAATTCGGGTTCCTGTTGAAGATTACGTGTGGATTCGTCCCGGAGATTCTCGGCCGTCGGCCGGTGGTGTTTCAACCCGCTGGGACGAAGAAGCCAGTCCGGGGCAGGAAAGCGCCATACGAAATCTGGAGGGCGAATAACGCATGGATATCGTAAAGCGGCTGACGTTATGCGCGGCCCAACAACCGCGCACTGAAGCGGGCGGATTGATGATAGACGCCGCCAATTACATCGAGTCGCTGCGCCGCGAGATTCGTACGCAGCGGGCGGAAATAGGACAACTGGTCAATGTGCGGAACATCTTGCTTGAGCAGGATCGCCCGCGGGTAGATGTGAACTTTATTTAACTAGAAGGGATTCTCATGTCAGCGTTAAAGGATGAACTGTTTTCTGTTTGGAAGCGCGCCCAGCGCGAACTCCGCGAAGAATGCGGACTCGACAAGCAGAAGTTCATGGCGGCTGAGATTTTTGCGTTGCGTACGCTCGCGAAGCAGATTCTTGACGCCGCCACGCCGAAAGCAAAAACGACAAAGTCTCGTTCTTTCGTGCGGCGCTAACTGTGGCGCCAGCGGTTTCTTTTTGTGGCAAATATGCCGTCGGCGATCGCGTGCTTGTACGCGTTGGTCATCGCCCGCTTGTGCCGTTTACCGTAGTAGAGTGTTTAGAGCGAGAAGACCGCCCGCATTACAAATTTGACTGGGCAGAACACGGGTTTAATGCTATCTTAAACACCGTAGCAATTCCTGAAAGTTCTGTTGTGTCTCAGGCGTAATGCCGTGGGTGCAGTATGAAATTTTCCTCGATGTCGCCGGTCGAGATACAGTTCATCCGGCTGTATGTCACGACACTGCGCCGCGACTATTATCTTGTTCGCTCCGTCATGGATTTGATGAGCCCAAACGGACTGGGAATCAAGAGTTTCACCGACGCGACAAAAATGGCGCTGACGCTCGACGAAATGCACAGCGACTTCGAGACGCAGTTGAACCGCATTCGGCGAAAAGATCATATCCGCAAAATCAACCTACCGAGCGGCCCGACACCCGAAGAACTGACCAATTTATTTTCGTTGTCGTTTTTCAAAGTTGTGTCGGTTGTTGATACGGCTAAAAGCAACGAAAAAATTCCGATCAATGACGGCTGGTTTAGCGGCAAGCCAACCGAATGGAAAAAGACAGTAGACCTGTACAAGAAGACACCAGAAGACTTCGGGTACAAAATGCCCGACCTGCTGTCGAACTTGTTCAATACGCTGATCAAATTTTTTCCGTTTGATAGCGCAGCAAAAAAATGGTACGAAGGCCCGTTCAATCCCACAAAAAAAGTGTGGCCAGTCGAAGACGAAGACGAGCAATACTTTGACGACGACGATGACGATTTTGGCATGTCGCAGTTCGACATGCTGTACGACCCCGACGAAGACGAGTAGGAGAGTTTGGCGTGCAGCCGCTTTTTGTGTTTTGCGCTGACCTCCATTTGGAGGACGGCGCGTGGTCGACAAAACCGGGCATTTACGGCGATGCCTATTACAGTTTTGCGCAGATTATTGATTATTGCATCGCGCACAATCTGCCGCTGATCCTTGGCGGCGACGTGCTGGAGAAGAAAAGCAACTCTGCGCGACCTATCGCCAAGTTGTGCGAAGGACTGTCGCGTATGCAGACGGCGCAGTTGAATGTGTACTACATTCAGGGCAATCACGAGTATGACCGCAACGCGCCGTGGCTGAGCGTGCATCCGTGGCCGATACACTTGCACGACACAGGTGCGCAATTCGGTGACGCCGGTATTGGCGTGTGGGGCCTTGATTGGCTTCCACGCGGCGAGATTCAGGCCGCGTTCCAGACAGTGCCAGAAGATACAGATATTTTAATCACCCATCAGGTCTGGAAAGACTTCATGGGAAACATCGGCCGCACTGAGTGCGAACTAACAGATGTGCATCATGTGCACACCGTGTTAGCGGGCGATTTTCACGTCACCAAGGTGGCCGAAAGCGTCAATGCGCAGGGCAAGCCGATTAAGATGCTGTCGCCCGGCTCGACCGCCATGCAGGATATGGGCGAAGACCCGCACAAGTCGTTTTTCGTGATTTGCGAGCACGAAGGTCAGATTGTGTTTTCACCGCACAAATTGAAAACGCGCGGCGTGATTAACTACGTGGTCAAAGACGTTGAATTGCTTGACGAGTTGTGCGCCGGCAAGTTGGTGAAAGAAATCAACGCGCTTGTTGACGGCGCAATCGCCGCGGGGCACCACCCCGACATTCGCAAGCCGTTGGTGCGCGTCAAATTCGACAAGCAACTTCCCGACGCGTTCTTGCGGATCAATACGGCGATTGCCGATTTGGCCCACGTATTTTGCGAAGCCTTGACAGACAAGACAGGCCCGCGGCAGAACCAAAGCCGCGAGGCCGTCAAGAACGACTTGCTCTCCGCCCTATCTGATTTGGTGGGCGGAGAGAACGAAACATATCGACTGGCTGCGGCGGTATTGTCTGCCGAAGAGCCAGCAAAAGAGTTGGAAGCGCAGTTTGCCAAGTTTATGAACGAGGAACCCCATGCAACTTCTGAAACTGGAAGTGAGGAACTGGGTTCACCATCGGCAGAGGACGTGTGAGTTTACTCGCGGTCTCGTTGCCATTCTTGGTGAAAACGGCTCCGGCAAAAGCAGTCTTTTCGGAGCCATCCGTTGGCTCCTCACCGGCGAAAACCCGAACTACGGCGTGAAGGCTGACAACATCAGCCAATACGCTAAAGAAGGCGAGCCGTCCAATGCGACGCTCGAATTCGAACACAATGGGCACATCGCCGTCGTTACCCGACATCTGCTGCCAGAAAAAGAGCAGGCGATTCTTACGATTGACGGTAAGGAAGTAGCCCGCGGTGACAAGGCGGTAACGGCTGGGATCGAAAAACTGCTGGGCGTGGACTCGAAGTTCATCAGCAGGTTTATCATCGTTTCTCAGACCGAGATATTTTCTTTTATTGACGACAACCAGACAGACACCGACAAGTTTTTTCAGCGCCTGTTCAACACAGCCAAGGCAGACAAATGCCAAGACGTGATTGGAAAAGGTTTGTTGAAACTCAACGTGCCTGAAATCCTAAAACCCAGTTCGCAAATAACACTGGAGCAAGCCGAGGTCGCCGAACAGATCGAGGATTTAGATAGCAAAATCACAGAGTTGCCATCGCTCGACGTTTTTTTACAGGTACAAGAACGCGACCAGAAACTGATCCAACAATGGGCAACCAGAGAAAAAGCAGGCACTGAACTGCAACGGTTGACTCAGCAAGCGACTGAATATGGGAACAAGATTGAAGAGTTGGAGGAGACCTGCCGGCAATACGAAAAAGACTTAGAGGCTTTTTCAGCCGCGATGGATGGTCGAGAGGACTACCATCGCGAGGCCAAGATTGCGCTAGGTCACTGGGAAAACTACAAGAACATCGCAAAGGTCAAAGCCAAGATTCAAACGCAGCGCGACGAGATTGCCTCCGAGCGCGCCAAGAATCCAGAACCGCCAATCCCAAGTGGCCCGTCCGCCGAGCAATGCCGGCGCGACGCGGAAAACATTCGTCGTCAGATTCAAGACGCCGAGCGGTTCGTTGCCATGTTTGCCGAAGAAGGCGTGGCCGAGTGCCCGACCTGCCATACACCTTCGGCCCAGTTAGCGCAGCAGGTTAAAACACAGCAGGCGCAAATCGTTGAATTGCAGCGACTGCTATCCGACGCACAGACGGCCGCTGACGAGGCAGCCAATGTAGAAAGACTCCGCAGCCAGTGGGAGTTGCTTGATGAAAAATGGAAGGCCCGAGAAAGTCAACTCAATGAATCCGAACGGGATTTGACCGTAGTCAAACCGCCGGAATCTACCGAGGAAGAACTTCAGCAGGCCGTATCTGACTTTGAGGATTTTCAGGCGGCGCAGAACGAACTGGCGCCGCTCATGCAATCGACGCGAGAACAGATCGCCAAACTGAACGGCGCGCTGACGACGGTAAAAGAGCGTATGGAAAAATTGTCCGAGGACATAAAAGCCATTACGACAACCGCCTCAGACGCCCACATGGCGGCCGCGCGTTTAAACGAATTGCGCAACAAGTGTTCTCAACGGCAGGTGCTTGAGCAACAAAAGGTAGAATTGGCCGCAAACCACCGGCGGCTACAGGAGCAGTACGACGCTACAGTTAAACAGGAGAATGACGTTGTTAAATTGCGGAAATGGACCATCATCGCCGAACAGGCCCGAGAAGCCCTGAAAAACGCGCCCAGAATCGTGGCGCAGCGAAATCTGCAACGGCTGGAAACGGCTATTAACGAATTGTTGCAGATATTCAGTGTAAACTTTCAGGTACGGGTGGCGGATGACGGTTCACCAAATTTTATAGCAGAGTTTTACGATGGCAGACGACAACCAGCACAACGACTTTCCATTGGACAAAAGACAGTCTTGGCTCTTGCGTTTCGAGTCGCCGTCAACGCAATGTTCGCAGAAGAAATTGGTTTGCTCGCATTGGACGAGCCGACTGCGTCGTTGGATCAACCGCGTATTCAAGCGTTAGCCCCGGTGCTTGAAAAGTTACGAGACCTCTCGACAGCCAAAGGGTTACAATGTCTACTTGTGACCCACGCCGCGAGTCTGTCTCACCTTTTTGAGTCTACAATTGAGTTAGAACCGCCGGAGTTACGCAATGTACGTGCCGCAGGATGAATCCATTATTAAATTACATACTGCGGATGACGGTAAAGTTTGGTACGCTCGCGGTATCGGCGCTGTAAAGAACTCAGACCAGATCGTCGACAGTTTTCTGCTGTCGCCGGTTGTTTCTGGCATGGGGTTAACTTTTCGCGTCTTGGGCGTGCAGCAAAACGCCGAACTGATCACCGCTCTTTACCTACGCAGGTACAAGGGCGAGGTGCGGGCGATTGAAATTGCTGGGCCAAACATTCTGGATAGCCAGTACGAACTGCGCAATCCGGAACTTGTTTTACAGCGTATGCGCACGGCGGCTGTAGCGCCGGCGTGTGGTGGCTGGCACGCGCTGACTATGCATGACTACCCAACGTACGCCATGCTCGCGCGTATGCTGCGCACGAATTATCAATACGACGAGTCGGTGCAGCAGTATTTGCACGTACACCCGGTCTACAAGGCGTTGACGTTCATTCCAACCTACGACCCAGAAACCGCGGCCAAAATGCTAATAAATATCATTGACCCGCGGTGGTATATCGACCGCCGCCGGCCAGACCGGTTAAAAAAACTGGAACTTTTTATGGGGCTGACGCCCGCCGTGCAGCACAAAGTTTCAGACAGCAAAAAATTGCTGACCAAAACACGGGAGTTTCGTTGTCTGACGGTGATCAATAGTTGGAAGACAAAACCTGTAGAGCAGATAGATTTAAAAGAGCCAGCCAATTTTTTGTACCGCATCTATCAAAACAGCGGCGGAGGCGAACGCGGAGATTTGCGTGCATCGCAGGCTTTTTTGCGGTACGTTAACGACAACTGGCTGGCTGGGCTTGAAAATCGAAAAGGTGTTCGCGACGGGCTTTTTGCGCCGAACCTATTTTTCAAGACACCCGCGGAAACGGAATCGTACGAGTATCACATGCAGCCGCCTAAGAAGTAACGTGCAAGAAATAACGATCACAATTCGATTCAATCGTGTGTGCTTGGGCGCGGCAAAAAAGCGGCGGCACGGACAAGTTCTATTCTGCTTCGAACGTGACCCGTCTGGGCGCGTTATGTTTATGTCGTCGGCGTGGCTGACGTGCATGCGATATGCAGCCAAGATTGCCAACAGACATCACTCTAGCGTCAAAAAAATAGATTGGTGCCCGGTCGTTGTTGGCGAGCCGCGTAACGACTGGCGGCGGACCATCCTGACGCCGAATCAAAACAACGACGGCATGCGCAGTCATTATGCGTTGCATGAAGCGTTTCGCCCGGGAGATACGGTGGTCATTTCCGCCGTGCTGCCCGATGAGATACCATTGGCGGACTTCAACCATTTGCTGACGTTGGTCGGCAAATACAGAGGCTTTTCGCCGTTTAACACTACGCAAGAGAAATATGGGACATTTGAAGTCATATCAATCGAACCAGTCGCAGGCCCGGGAAGCGACTAATATGAATTTCGCCGGCTATCAGGTCGTCATAAACAAGATCGGAAACGTACTCAAAATCACAGGCGCCGGCGGAACCGCTTTAAATCCAGAACTTGCGGACCGGCTAACAAGAGATTTGCGATACGACCACATTGAGCAGTTGCACGGTCAATCGCGCAAGAACCCGATCACTGGTCAGCGGATGTTTTTTCAAACCCGCGAATACAAACTGTACCGCATCGAAAACGGACACGTTGTGCTGCTCAGCGGTTATTTGGCGCGCATGGTGAGCCGGCTCAAGAAACTGGGTTGCGCGTTCACGATCATAGATTCGACCCCAACGCGCAAGCGCCCGAACTGCTATGTTCCGCAGTGGGAAAATTTGGCCGGCAAGATTGAGTTTCGTCCGCGGCAGGAAGAATTAATGCGGCTTATTTCTCGCATGCCATGTGGAATTGTTAAAGCAGTGACGGGTTTCGGCAAAACCACATGTCTTGGCGCCGCGGCTATCTTGTTTCCCGAAGCGCGTATTGACGTAATCACAAAAAGCGTCGACGTTGCGGAGCGCATTGTGCGCAGCCTAAAACGTTTTGTGCCCAAAGTCGGCATGATCGGCGACGGCTTTAAACATCGCGAGCGCGTGACGGTTATTACAGCCGGCAGCCTTCAGCACGCCGACGGCGAAGCAGACTTCATGTTTGCCGACGAGGTTCACCAACTTGCCACGGTTAACTTTTCTACGGCGCTTGCTGCGCGTTACCGCAACAGCCGCAACTTCGGCATGAGCGCGACGCCATACGCACGCATGGACAACGCGCACGCGATTCTGGAGCCGCTCTTCGGCCCGATGATCTTCGACCTCCCGTACCAGCAGGCGGTCGAACTGGGCCTCGTTGTGCCGGTGCAGGTGCGCTGGCTTCCAATCCGCTTGACACACAACCCCGCGGAGAGGTACAAGCACCGCGTCGCACGGAAGCGCTACGGCATCTGGACGAACCACGCCCGCAACAGCATTATCGCCAGTGCCGTGCGCGACTATCCCGAGAATTACCAAATTCTCATTCTGGTCGAGACCATCGAGCACGCCGTGCACCTTGGCTCTCTTTTGCCAGAATTCACGCTTATGTATTCGCAGATGGCGCCCTATGACTGCACCGGTTATAAGCGTCTTAAACTTTTGCCGCAGGATTACAAGCCGCTCACAGACGTGCAGAAACACGACATGCGATCGGCGTTCGAGAGCGGCGAACTGCGAAAAGTAATCGCGACGGATGTGTGGGCGACGGGTGTTGACTTTGAGCAATTAAACGTATTGGTGCGCGCCGATGACCGAGACAGTGACATTGTGGACGTACAGGGCCCGGGGCGTGTAAGCCGGACATATACGTCACCCGAAGGAGTGCGAAAAGAATACGGCGAAGTTATTGATTGCATGGACACATTTGACCCAACTTTTTATCGCAAGAGCACAGGACGCCGTGACAGTTACAAATTGTTGGGATGGGAGCAGAACTGGAATGAAGCCGCAAGGAGTTGGCGCAAAAAAGAGGAGTGATGCCTCTTATTTGGCTCACGACTGGTATAAAAGTCTGAGCGACAAACAGTTAGCGGCGTACATTCGCTATCTGTTCATTTATTTCCGCGAAGGCGCCGGCGATTGGGATTCTGAAGCCCATACAGAACGGCGGCCGCATTGGGATGGCGGAAAAGATAGGTTCGGCACAAACTACAAATCGATCTGGGAAAAAATAGCAAAACTGATTAAAGCCAGTGACGCTAATCCCGGCCTTTGGGTCGCCGCCCATTTCTCTGATGCGTTTTATTCGGTGCGTCAATCAGAGAGCAAAAGTTTGACGGCAAATCAACCCGCGCTGTTATGCAGTTCGATGTCGTTGGCTGTGTATAAAGAGTACGAGCGAACTTTTGACGAGCAGACCAACAGGCAATACACTTTGGCTGAGGCGTCGGTGGCAACGCGCTACACAATCACAGAAGCGTTTAATTTGCCAGAAGACGACCACGTTCTGCTCGTGTTGTGCGATACGTCGCATGTAAATGCCACGCCCTTTTTCCGGCACGCATTTGCCACGTATTTGGACTGCCCGCGTGCGATCAAAAAATTTCTTTGGCCCGCGGCGGTCGAGTACGAAACGCGGCAAGCGCTTTACGACGCGTTTATCGAGAAGAACCAGACGCTCGATTGGATTGCGTCGCCAGAACTCAAAAAAGAAATAGTGGAAATTCGAAAGCATTGGAGCAGGTATGCCTAGTCACGGAAGATTCAGTAATGTGCCCATGGACGACGTGGCACTGACGTTCGCCGAAATGAAGGCGCTTGTCCGCGGCTTGGTACGGTTTCCCACTGTTTTCAAGTCTGCGTTGCGCGTCAAATTCGCCCCTGAACTGTTCAACGGCGAAAACGAGCAGGGACTTTATTTGTTCCTGATCGTGTACGGCACGTTATACGAACGATATACCAACGTCACGAAAGACATGTTTCTTTCGGAGATCGAATCTATGGTGCAGGCGAACACGCTGGCCATGGGACCGGTCGAGGCCGATTTCTTGTTCGGCGAGTCTGAAAACGCAGATGGCTTCATCGATTTTGCGTTTTCTGCGCCGGCTCGCGAATTGGATGCGCAAGAGCAACGTGCCGAAAAGATGTACGTGGAAAACATTCTGCGTCGATTTCTCAACGCTCGGTTGCTCAAGCCGCAACTAAAACAACTCGTTAGCCACAGCAACGACAATACGTCGCCGGTTGATTTCCAGCGGCTGCTCGACCAGTTCAACAAGCAGGCGCAGGATATCAAGTTTGTGGGCAACGAGGCTGTTAACGCCGCTCACATGCCCGACTACGGCGACACAGACAAGTTGATTTTGCCGCCGCAATTCACGCCGACGACTATCGGCTGGATTGACAATTACATCGGCGGATTTCGCGCCGGTGACATGCTCGGTTTGCTTGGTCCGTACGCCGGCGGCAAGACAACGATGCTGACGACGATCGCTATCCGGTTGGCGCAGCAATATGCCGCTAATAGTCATCAAAAGTTGGCTGTCTACATCTGTTACGAGGACGGCGCGCAGAAACTCAACTACACGTTCTATTCTGCGGCAGCCCACATTGAACGCGCAGCGTTTATCAACAAGACGCCCGCAGAAGTGTGGGCGGGACTTTCAACGCGGGACAACTTGAAACCGTACGAGCGCCGCATTCCAGTCAACGCAAACGCAGAAATCCTTTTGTGCGAACGCGATCGCTGGACGGCTGTGCAGAGTTGGTACAACACCAATTTCGTGTTCCTCGATTTCTCCGCGAATCCCGATACGGGTGGCCGCGGCAACGGCGGTGTTCACGAAATTGTCGCCACGCTTGAAAATCTTATTGCGCAGACAGGAATGGAAATTGGTTTGGTGTGCATTGACTACGCCAGTTTGCTTCTCAATCGCGAAATGGCCAAGAACCCAAACACTAAATATCAAGAACAGATTTGGCGGCAGTTGCAACAGTTGCCCGACGAACTGAAAACGCTTGTTGCTATTCCGTTCAAGTGCACAGTTGTGCTGGCGCATCAGTTGGCTGGCAGTGATATCAAAAACATCCCGGCCTACCGTCACGTTTCGCATTTCGACGCGCAGGGCTCCAAGTCTTTTGCCGAGAATTTGCATGCGTGCATGTGTTTGAACAAGCCCGACACCGAATACCACGTTTCGACGATTAACTGGTCGAAGATTCGTTTCGGTCGCCCGGCTACGCCGTACGGTCTGGTTCAGATAGATGAAGACGTTGTCGACGTCAGACAGGTCGACGGCGAGTACTACGTTAACGATTTGGCAAAACGAATTATGCGCCGTGATGACACAGCACCCACAGCGCACAACAATGTCGTCGTAGGGCCGAATGAATCGACTCGTCGTCGCGTCATGCCGAACGTAGACACATTTAGCGACATGCTGTAGGAGTTTTTATGGCAATGACAAAATCGTCAATGCCGCGGGTAAACCCGTTAAATCCAAACCTGTATGCGCTGCTGGAGCACAAGTTTGGCGAAGTGAAGATTGCAAATGCCGGGTCTGCCGCAAATGTGCAGCGTTTCGCCGACCCACTCCACCCCGGCAGGATTATTACGCAGGCGCACTGGTGGGGCGAGTATTATTGCGTCTGCTGCCCCTTCTGTAATGACGTGGGGCACAAACTCTGGATCAATCATCTGTATGGTGCAGACTACAACCCGAAGACCGGCAGACGAACAGACACGTTTCTGGCGCACTGCTACAAGAACGGCTGTATCGCACAAGAAGGTCGCGCCGAACAACTGGAAGACATGATCTTTGGCCCCGGCCGCTGGGCTAACAGAAAAATGCCGATTCGCACGGGCGACATGTCGCCAGTCGATGAAGACCTAAGCCCGCCCGGCGACATTCTAAAATTGACAGATTTGCCGGCGCATCATCCAGCCGTTGAGTACCTCACTGACCGCGGTTTTGATATCAATGAGTTGTCGGAGGTTTTTAACGTCGGGGTATGCGTCGACGCTGTACCGCGTTACAAAATCATGAACGGCCGGATATACATTCCGGCGGCGTTCAACGGTAAGTTGGTGGCGTGGCAGGGTCGTTTAACACGCAACCCGGCCAGCAAACAAGAACCCAAGTACTACACGCAAGGCCGCAAGAGCCGCGCGCTGTACAACTACGACACCGCCCGCGGCGAAAAAGCCGTAGTCTTGGTTGAGGGTGCGCCAAGTGTCTGGCGGCTCGGCCGGGCCGGCGTGGCGCTTTTCGGCAAAACGCTCTCGTATTGGCAGGAAAATACGATCGCTACGACGTGGGCTGGAAAACCGGTTTTCGTTGTGCTAGATTGCGACGCCCAAAAGGAGTTGGAGCACGCGGTCATGCAGTTGTGCCAGCATAACCTGCACGTCGTACCGGTTGTCTTACCGGATGCGCGCGACCCAGCCGACTATTCACGGTCTGATCTGCGTGACATTCTGTCCGCAGCCGCCAGCGCCGTAAACGTGCAGGCTGATCTTTCATTTTTAGGATAAGCAATGGCTTCCGCTGTGTCTTTGAACCACAGGCATGCCAGCGCACTATACGACAACACAGGAGCGGAACTCACCGCAAACCTGTTTCCGATGGTGCCGCTTGATTCAGCCGGTATGCCTCCCGCAGGCGCCGACTTTATTGCTCACGCTGTCGCGCTCGGTGACGACCCGACAGTCGTGACTGTGAAGAACAAGAAGAAACTTCCAGTCGGTGAAAAACTGGAGCATCTGTATCGGGCTGCGCTGTACGACCCGGCGTTTTCAATTCCGATCATGTTGAAAACGGGTTTGGAGGTTGTGCAGTTTCTGCCGGGCCACCTGATCAAATACGGCGAAGGTGACGACCCGATCTACGGTCCGAAACCGGCCCGCGTCATGATTGTCAGTAAGATTCCCGGCGCCACAGAACTGCGCGATCGAAGCGCTGTAACTGGCCCGGTCATGGAACCTTTTTTCAAGGCGCTTCGTCACTGTGGTTTCAACCCCGCCGATTACGCGGAGTGGTACATCACGTATGCGTGCAAGCACGGTTCGCCGACGCCGGACACGCCGGCTGTGCCCGCTGCGTGGATTAAGAATTGCGCGGTGTTGCTGGCACAAGAAATTCGGCTCGTGCAGCCCGACTACATTTTGTGTCTGGGTAACGAGGCTACGAAGGCTGTTTTGAACACGACGGCAAGCGTATCTGATCTGGCCGGTCGCGCCACAACGCTCAAGACGTATGACGCCGACGGCAATGTACGCGATGTCAAAGTCATGTCGATGATGCACCCGGGTTACGTCGTACGAAAACCCGAAGCCTACGAAGACTTTCGCGGTCAGTTGGCGCGGTTTAAAGATTTGATCGAAGACAAAGAAACCGTCGCCGAAGAAGTTGATCACGCAGACATCTACACAGAAGACATGTTGCGCGCCACGGTCGACGCCATGCTGGCTGACCACGATCCAAATGCCAACATCATTGCCGTCGACTGCGAATGGCACGGCGATTATCCGACAGAAGAAGGCGCGTATCTGCGGACGATTCAGATATCAAACAAAGACAAGTGGGCACGAACGATCGTGCTTCGACATCAAGGAGGAGCCGATGCGTTCAAACCAAATCTGGAGGCGGCGCGCGAACAACTTTTGCGGTTGCTCAAAAGCACCCCTGACAGGCACGTACGTGCGGGCGGTCACTTTTTCCGTGCTGACTTGCCATGGCTTATTAATTTTGGCGTGGATTTACGTCCGGAGTATGCCCCCGCCGCCGACCCAGATGACCGCACGCACGGCGGCTGGGATACCAGTCTCATGTACCACGCCGTAAACGAGTGCGCTAAATACGGCCTCGATGTTTGCTCGATGCGGTTTACGAGCGCGCCCACGTATTGGGACGAATTGAACGAGTGGCGTAAACGACACCGCGCCGAAAACAAACTCAAAGCCGGCGACATGGCCGGATACGGCGACTGCCCGGCGCACGTGTTGCACCCGTACGGCGCGTACGACGCCGACGTCACGCGCCGCATCATGATGCATTTCTATGGCACGAACGGCCAAGATGGAGCCATCGCCCGCGACCAGCACGGGCACGATTGCTGGCTGCCTTATTGGACCGCACACAACGCGTCTCTAGCGTTTCTTGAGATGGAACTCACCGGACTCGTTATAGACCGCAAACGGGCCGACGAGTTGACGACATTGTTCATGAACACGCAAGAACGCTTGTTGGCTGAAATTCGGCAGGAACTCAATTGGCCGGACTTTAATCCAAAGAGTCAGCCGCAGTTATCGGTGGCGCTGTTCGGCGAGAAGTTTTCCAATCGGTACACAAATCCGCCTAACGTCCCGGAGAATGCAAACCTATTGAATTTGCGTCCCGTGAAAACAACCGGCAAGCGTCCGGTGTTGTGGCATGAAATGGGTTGGCGCGGTGTAAATCAAGAGACAGCCACACCGAGCACAGACAAGGAAAGTCTGGGCATTCTTGGGCACATCAACGCTACGGCCGCTAAAATCCGCGACTACAAGTTTATCAGTCAGGTTTTACAGTCGGTGTTGCGGAAGCCCTCCACCACGGATGACGGAGAATACGAAGTCGATGAAAACGGCAATTACGCATATGAAAAAGGTCTTGTCGGCTGTGTCCACTCCGACGGTAAAGTACGTACTCACTTTTTTCAAACAAAAGAAACTGGCCGCGCATCGTCCTCACGACCTCCTCTGCAAAACCTCTCGTCCCGGCGAGAGAACGATTACGAGCGCATCCTCCAAGACCAGTACCAGCACCCCGTCCGATCGATCCTTCGCGTCCCGCCCGGGCATGTCGGCATCGAAGCGGACCTCACTGGTGCGGAACTGGCGGTCCTAGCGTGGCTAGCCCAAGACGAGAATATGATTGATCATATTCGCCGCAATCTTTTGCCAGACACCCACCCCGATCATTACGACATCCACTCGCGACAGGCGGTGAAAACATTTAATCTCACCGACATCGTGCCGACGTCAAAAGGCATGAAGGCTGCCGGCAAGAAAGGTTTACGTGTCGCTGCCAAGAACGTGAACTTCGGTATTCCGTACGGTCGCGGCGCAGAAGCCCTTGCTCGTCAATGTAAAGAAGAGGGCGTTGACGTTACGGCCGATCAGTGCCAAGCGATGATCGAGGCTTATTTCACGTCTTACCCAAAGACGCGCACGTTCTTAGCCGAATGCCGCGCGCGGTCTCAAAACCCCGGTTGGCTGATGGGGCCATATGGTCGCATTCGGCGTTTCGTTCCGTCAAAAGACAAAGCGATTCGCGGCGAGCAAGAACGACAAGCACAGAACTTCCCAATTCAAGGTGGAGTCGCTGATGCCGTGTCTATTGCGCTGGCAAATTTCTATCGGTATCGCGAGGAGCACCCCGAGATTGATTACAAGATTGGGTTGCAGATTCACGACGCCATTGTGTTGATTGTTCCGATTGAGCACGCTGAACAAGTGTACAAAGAGGTAATCCCGCAATGCATGATTGAAAATGTGCCGTTCTATCCGCGCAAACTTGACGGCTCGCTGATTAAGGCTGGCCCGTATCATTTTGGTTCGTCACGCGAAGTGTTTGTCCACTGGGGCGAAACGTTGAATGACGCCGAAGCAAAAGCGCTGGGTCTGCATTGGTTGGCCGAGAATTCTGGGGCTTGATTCTTTCGCGTCGTGTGCTAGACTACGGTCAACGACGCGGGAGCCTCACGAGCATCCCGTACTTTTTTAACCACGCGGGGTACGATACCTCGCACAACTAGAAAGAGGCTTAAAATGCCACGTTACGATTCTGAAAATCTTGCTGCCATCGACCCCGAATTCCGTCGGCAGCACAATCTTGATAACGGCCCCCGCAAGAATAGCCCGTACACATACGGCAAAAACGTTCTGATTGCGGCTGGCAACGAACTCATGGCCAACGGGCTTTGCCTGCGGCTTATGCCCATGTACGAAGAGGGCGGCCGGGAGTTTGTTCAATTCCGCGAAGGCCACGATGACGTCGCGATTGGCGACTGGTGCCGGTTGCGCACGGTAGCCCACTGGGTTGGCAATCCGGGCGTGTGCATGATCCTCACCGACGGCTCTCCGGAAATGGACATCCGTGAGAACCCGTACAACTTGTTGTACAACGTTGCGTGGAAGAACAAGGAAACTCCGGGCATCGGCCGCTTGTACAGCGAACTGCTCCAGAAGCCGAAGGTCATGAAGTCTCACATCGGCTCGCTGACCAAGCCCGAAAAGATTTTGTTCGTGTCTGCCAGCATCGTCACCACCGACGACCGCGGGCAGGTTGTATTGAGCCAGTTCCTTGACGACCCGAAGAAGAACGCCCGGGTGATCGGTCTCAAGTTCAGCGCGCTTCAGTCGTTGTTCTCGATCCTCAAGGTTCGTGACTCGGACACTAACGAGTACCTGACCGGCGACATGTTGTCGTTTGGTCCGGCTAAGTTGTTGACCATTCTGCCTGAAGCGTTTCAGAGCAAGGAGCAGAAGGTAGCCGGCGTTGGCGAACACGGTCAGGAGGCGTTCTTCTGCCCGAAGTACGCTCGCGGCCAAAAGGACTCGCAATACATCGTCGGCTACCCGCCGCCGGATCGCCGCAGCGCGTTCACCCACTTCGCGATCGTTCACGACACGTATAACGGCCAGCAGATTTCGCTGGAGCCGTATGCGGATCGAATCGCGGAAGAGGCGCAGTCGTGGGATCAGGCGCTCAACGTGCTGTCGTACGAAGAGCAGGCTGAAAAGTTGGCTGGTGCGTTCCCCCGCGAGGCTCTTGAGTTCGCGTGGCGGGAGTATCCGCAGTACTTGACGGCGCTTGGTCGCAACACCACGACGTCGGCACCCGTCGCGTCGTCCGACTTTGTCGACGACGAGAACGACGAGGCGGTGCAGGCGTTTCAGCAGCGGCCGTCGCGCCCGTCGGCTCACAAGCCGGCCCCGAAGGCCGCCGACCCCGTTGGCGCACCGTGGGGCGACGCGACTCCCGAAGGCGAAATCAGCGCCGAGGAAGCCGCTGGCGTGGGCGATCTGTTCTCTGCGACGTCAACATCGCCGCCGCCACCGGAAGTGGAGCCGGCCGGCGAGAAGTTGAAGGCGGCTGACATTCTTGCGCGCGCTCGCGCCAAGGCCGCCAAGTTGAAGAAGTAGTTTCTTTTGCCGCCATAGGGCCGTGGGCAGCGCGCGCTTTTCGCCCCGGTCCTGTGGCGGTTATTTCATAGAGGCAACATGACTGTTGAAGAAGCAACAAATATCTTAAAGCACTACAAGAGCATAAAACTACACCGCGCTGATACTCGGTGGAAGTGGATAAAGCAACAACTGGCAGAAGCCAAAAAGAAACACACCGCTAATTAGATAGGATGAATCATGGGTCGTAAGAGAAAAAATGCTGATACGGAAGTCAGCGTGTTCGACGTCAACGGCGAACACCCTGTAATCACCGAAGTCCTCAAGGCAACTGCCGAGGATAACGACCCGCTTATCGGGTTGCCGCTGCCGTCTTTGGCGGCGCGCTATTTATTGCAAGCGAACATCTTTCCGTTGTCTCGCTTTACACAACTCCGCGGCGAGTTTAGTTCTGGTAAGTCCGCGCTATTGATCGAGATTATGCGCTGGTTCCACATGTACGGCGGCGGCGGCATTCTCATCGATACCGAGAACAAGGGTAGCCCCACGATGATGGCCGGCATTTTCGGCCACAACCCGCAGTATATCGGCCGCACCAAGGTGACCACGGCCGCAAGCGTTGAAGAGTGGCAGAGCAAGTACATGGGGTACTGCAAGGCGATTCATGCGCAAATCGACGCGGCGAATGCGCCGGATCGAGTGATTCCGATTTGCATCGGCGTCGACTCGATATCGGCCGTCGAGGTTGATCGTCGCGTTGAAAAGGTGGCTGACGAGGGTCACGCCGCGGCTGGCCACCCCTACCTCGCCCGTAATCTCTCTGACTTCATGCGGACGGCTCTCGTACCCACGTTGCGGCATTATCCAATCGCGCTGATTGCAACGAATCACCTCAAGGAGGAAATTAACTCCATGGGATTCGGTCCGCCAAAGAAGTACGCTCCGGGCGGTGCCAGCCTCGATTACTACCCGACGTTGATCATCGACATGCAGAAGGCGTCGCGCAACGGCATCATCGCCGGCCGCGCTGAGGGTCAGGCTGTGCGGTTGACGGCTACCAAGAACAATCTTGGCGCCCCCGGCCGGAAGTTGACTGTGAACCTCATGTGGTACACCGACATCATCGAGGTTGTGGATGCCAACGGGAACAAGACGTATCGGAACCAGCAGTACCATTACTGGGACTGGAATACGGCTACGACGCGGCTGTTGATCGATTTGCAGGCGGCCGATAAGAAGCCGCAGCCCGGCATCGATCCGAAGTTGCCGGCTTTGTTGAAACAGGTCTGCGATCTGGAATACAAGCACGGCACTAAGAACGCTGAAACGCCGCTTGTTTATTCTTCTGCGCTTGGCATTACCAAGCAGAACGCTGTTTCGGAGGTCGAGGCTTCCGTGGCGCTGGAAGAGAACAAGAACGTGTTGAGCGTGCTGCACGGCCTGCTCGGTGTCAACGAGTACACCATCTGTGATCCGGCTAAGAAGTACCGCGCACAGGTGACGGAAGAGTTGAAGAAGCAGCAGATGACCGACGTGCCCGAATTGATGGCTGCGGCCAGCCTTTCCGGCGACACGCTGATTCCCGAAGACTTTGATCCGCTCGGTCAAGTTGATTGATATTTAATTTGCATCAAGGACGAAGCAATGATCGTAATTGATCTTGAAACGTGGGAATATGAACGCGCGTCTGACGTCGGTATTCGGCGTTATACGGCAAACTGGGGGAAAGTCGACGCGCCGTGGTATCAGGACCCGGAACGGCTTGAAGACGACCGTACAGCGAGTGTTGCCGCCGCAGTAGCCGAACTCGCTGTGGCTAAATATCTAAATCGATATTGGCACGGTCACGTCTGGCACGCGACAGAACATCAGCGGTACGACATGTATCCGGACATCGGCACTAACACCGAGGTTCGTCGCATTCGTATCAGCCAAGGCGTGCCGATTCGCAAGAAGCAGAACCTAATCCCGAATCTTGTGGTATGGGCCGCGTTTCCTGTTCCGCGAGAATTTCGGCAGGTTGAGATTCGTGGTTGGGTGCATCAAGAAATTGGCTGGCGCGAAGGCGTTCCGGCGAAATACGACCCGAATTCAACGCGATTGTTTCCGTTGGACAAACTCAATTCCCCGACGCAAAAAGTGACGAAATGTCAACATGCGATTTTGACATAGTTGCGCAACTAGAAGCGTCGATAACGCAATGTCGCGCGTTGGACCGTTCGGTATTGCTGCGAGCAGCCGCCGACGAGATTCTTCGACTACGTGCAGAGGTCGCAATATTAATGAATGAATTCGGATTGGTGAAAAACACTGGTTACAACATGACAGATATCGACATCGACGGTTTGCGGCTGGTGTGCACGTGTGGCGCTTGTCCGGAACAATACGACGTTTTTGACGGCGACGTACAGGTCGGCTATTTGAGATTACGGCACGGCTGGTTTCGCGCCGACGTCCCTGTTGCCGGCGGTGAAACAGTGTACGAGTCATACCCGAAAGGCGACGGCATCTTTGAAGATGACGAGCGTCTCATTGAATTAACAAAAGCCATCAAGGCGATCAAAGAACACATCAAAGGATGACGTGGAATGCAATTTGAAGAACTAGAAAATTTGGTGGCAGAGTGGGCACGCGCACGCAGAATTATCCCCAACAGCAACCCGACGGCTCAGTTGATGAAGACAATGTCGGAGTTGGGCGAACTCGCCGACGCCACGCTCAAGCGCGACGATGACGCAATCGTAGACGGTGTAGGCGATGTGCTAGTGACGTTGATTTTGTACTGTCGGCTTCACGGCGTGTGCCCCGTGAAATGTCTGGGTGCAGCCTACAACACAATTAAAGACCGCAAGGGAACTTTGACGCCAGAGGGCATCTTCGTCAAGGAAGAGTAATCGACGCATGGACCGCGATCAGTTTTTTAACCACCTGTTTGACGAACGTGCCCGCGAACATACCGACGGCTTTCAGCGGCAACTGTCGTATGAAAGTCGTATTGTTCGGCGTGTGTTTAACGAGTGTGGTGTGAAAGTTCCCAGTTGGGGAAAACTTGTAAACCTCTGCAAAGACGAAACCGGCACGCACGAGATGAGTTGTGCGTGGTTTAACTCCGCGTTCCCGCGTTTTCCTGCCCGGCTGTGCGGTAAACGTATTGGCTATTGCGGTTACCGCCGCGATGACGCTGGCAATAAAACGAGCCTGAGTCTGTATCAGTTGACGATTGGAGAGTTGTTAACAGCAAAGAACAACATCCTTGTCCGGGCGATATCAAAAGCGTTGCACGTCAAAGAAGTCGACCCAGAGCGCCCATTTGTTCTTGTTTTTCCAATTGTCAGAAAATTCTTTGTCGCGCATAATCTTGACGTAGCGCCTGCACGTGGCACAATGCCTCGCGTGTCGTGGCGGTTCGAAGAAAACCTCGTCATAAATATCGAACAGTCAGCCTCGTTTTTTTCGGCTGTTGGCCCCGATTGGTTTCAGGACTAGGAGAAGGTCGTGGTTAGGCCGTCGGCACAAAGGTCGCGAAGTGTGTTTGCGCCAGTGCTCGCGGTCTCTTTCAGCGCCAAGCAGTTTGAAGACTGTCGTGACTTTCTGGCACAACGCACAGCCGATACCGAGTCCATTCCGATTGTCGACGAGGCGCAGTTGTTCATGGCGGCGGACGGCCGAATCGCCGAGAACGATTACCGCTTTAACGCAATTGGGTTCTCCGCAGTTGCTAGCGCGCTGTCGCAGGGGTTGAATGGCGTCTTCAACGACTTGAGCGGCGAGGCGCGCGCCCGGTACGACATCAGCGCCTCCAGCGGCGACCTGTCTGCTGCCGTCGGCGTGTATAACGCTGTGCTGAAAGCGCGTTTCGAGTTTTTGCGCGAGCGGACGTTACTGGTCAACCATCGCGAAAAAACAATCGACGGGTTTCTTGGCTTAGACCACCGGCTGCTCGACAATTCCGTCTTTTTCAACATGGTGTCTGACGAGATTCAACTCAAGCAACCCACCGCAGAGTTCTATCGGTCTGAAATCATTGGACGCGAATTGCGCATCTACTACATCGACACCAAAACCAAGCGCAATGATATTTATGTCGATCCACGCCACATTTTCGCTGGCGGCTGGTATTTCTCAAACCGAGAAGATACCGGTTTTGCAATTCGGGCCGCGCTATGCGTTATGACCAAATTTGGCCCTGCAATCGAAAACAAACGACGAGGCATGCACATCAGGCACACAGGCGCCGACCTGCTGGGACGCGCCGCTATTCTGATCGGCAAGACCGTTGAGCGCGAAATCGATATGGATGTGGTGGCTAAGAACATCAACAGGCTTGTATCGACGTCGCTCAACTTTTCAGATTCAAAGAATGTCCTTGAAGCCGCTACGGCCAATTGGGTCGACTATCTTGGCCGTTTCAAAGTGTCGCGCGAAGACGCCCGGCAGATATGCAAAAACGCTGCGATGGTTGGCGCGGATATCGATCCTCGCAACCCGCTCGATGTGTATACGAAGGAGGTCATGACTTCGCGGTCGCTATATGACATGTTCTGTTCAATTTTGCGTTATTCGAGAAATCAGTATCACACTACACGAGATGCACTACAGAGTGCCGCAATGCAATTATTGATTCCCAACAGTTAGTTTCAAAGGAGTAATTTATGGGTCGCAAATCCAACGCGATGTCGATTATGCAAGCCGACTTTGTTCCAACGCAGGAAAACGAAGACGGCATTTCCGGTCGGCTGAATGAGCACTCGCTTACGGCCGAACTGCGCGATGTCGTTACGGAGATCGACCAGATTTTTGGTGATGTTCAGGTTGCAAGCCTGACCGCGTTTTGGCGGGTTGGCAAACTGATCACCGACGTCAAAAACGATCCCGAAACGTACCTGACCGAAGAGCAGCGGACGGCGCATGTCGACGGCGCCTCGCTCATCATTTCTATTTTTGCGCCTATCTATACCGCTGACCAATTGCGCGGCGCCGTAAATTTCTATGAGCGATATCCGAGCGAGCAAGAAATTACTCGGCTCTTGTCGCTCCGCTGCCCCGAGCGCCCGCGTTGGCGGATGACTGTTTCGCACGTGCAGTTGCTTGCACAAATCAACGACGCCGATCAGCGCTCGACGCTGGAGGAAAAGTGCGCGGACGAGGCTTTAACTGCGCGTAATTTGGCTCAGGAATTACAAGAGATTCGCGGTAAGCGCAAGAACAGCGGCCGGAAGCATCAGGCGCCCAAGGGTTTAAAGCAGCAACTGCTTGATCTGCTGAACTACCAGAAGCGTTTTATTGCGCGTTCTGAAAAACTCTGGCTGGCCGAAAGTGAAGACAATATCTACGACGATATCGCAAACACGCCGCCAGAAAAACTTGACGCTGTAATCGTTGGTCTGTTTGCAGAAATGCGGCAGAATTTTGAAACGATGTCCGACATGGTAGCCGACCACATCGCGATGTGCGCCAAGGTCAACGAAGAGGTCATCGAAAAACTCGACGCGGAAGAAGACGAAAGTGCGCCCGCCGCGACAAAACGGAAATCAGACATCACCCGATAAGAGACATCAATGTTTACCATCAAAAACGTACCAGTCGTCATTGAACCCGGCGTGGGCGCAATTGAGGCTGAGTTCGCAGTAACAAACCCAACAAAGCGCCGGCGGTCTTTTCCAGTGCATTTGTTCCGTGTGGATTGGTCTAAGGAGACGCTGGCGGCTGCGCCGATGATTCCGTCGACGCGCACGCCGCATATGTTTTCTTTGACGCGCAACCCAGACGAATCGGTTGCTTTGATTGTGTACGACAACATGGGGCGGTTAACGTTCGTCTTCACCCGCGACAGTACCGGTAAAGCGTGGGAAAAGAAAGACGTTGCAGCCGAACACGCCGGCAAGACAGTGACGCAGTTTTCTGTGCGGTTTTCGTTCGGGTCTTCCGGCTCGCGCGATAACTTCATGGCCGCCGTAGACCGTGTCATCGCGCAGGTGCATGCAAACCAGACGCCCAATCGTGATGACGTGGAAACCGCGTTCAAACTTTTGTCGCGGTCGCGCGTCAGCCCAGTAGTTATGCCGATCGCCGCGGCTAAAAGCACGATGAAAGAAGTGAAGATATGAAAGCCGAAATAGCCAAAAAATGGGTTAGAGCGCTGCGATCAAAGAAGTATCGGCAGGCAAAAGGTGTTTTGAAAATCACTGGCAAATCGGGTGTTACGCGACACTGTTGTCTCGGTGTATTGTGCGAACTCTATCAGCAGGAACAGCGGTGCAATAAAAAGCCCGCAATTCCCACGCACGAAATGCCCGGGCAAGAAGCGTCGGCTGATTTGCCTAAACGCAGTTGCGTGACATCTTTTGGCAAGGATGAAAACTTCATGCTTTTGCCGTCGCGCGTGCAAAAGTGGGCCGGGCTTAAAAGCGACAACGGGTATCTATTTAATGATGACGTCGCTCACGACGGTTCATTTCATTCTGATCTTGCTACGTTAAATGACGCCGGCATGTCGTTTGCCGGCATTGCAGATGTCATTGAGGATAACGTAAAACTCCTGTAATAGAACGGATTCTGTATGGCGGACGGAGCCGCTGAAGTTTGTATCTGCATATTGTTCTACGGCGCAGAAGAACAACACTTCAAACTCGCCCAACGAGTTTTGAACGAGCCTATGCGTTGCCTAGCCAAGCGGAATATTGAATTCCGTTTTGGCTGCAACGCTGTGGGCGCAGCCACGACAGACTTTCTCCTCTGCCAGATAGCCGAGCACTTTCAGAATGCGACGCTGTTCCACAGCCCTGAAAACATTTTGAAGTACCCCATGATGCGGCGCATGTTTCACGAGTCGCCGATCCGTCCCCCGATCACGATGTGGTTTGATCACGATTCGTATCTCAAGCCCGGCATCGACGTCGATGATTGGCTGCGCCGCGTCGTCAAACACTTCGATGGCTGCGATATGGTCGGCTCTGTCCAGAAGTCAAAGTTGACAGATGATCAGGTTGAGTGGGCGAAGCCGCAATGGTGGTTTACCGATAGCGACAAAACGTACATGTCGTATGCGATCGGCGGCTGGTGGGCGGTTAAAACAGACTTATTGCGCCGGTATGACTGGCCGGCTGAGGATTTCCAGCAAAAGGGCGGCGATGTTGTTTTGGGCGCGCTGCTCAAACACCAAGAACGTTGCCTGTGCCATTTCCGCGAAGGAGTTCACGTCAACGCCAACGAAGCAGGAGTCGAGGCCGCCGCGGCGAGGACTATTGAATCATGAATACTGTCGTATCTCGTTTAGATATCAAAACAACGCGCGACCGCTGGCCAAAAGAGATTCCATTTGCGCCAGCGCTTGTCGTGGCCAAAACTCCCGGCCGGCCAGAAGACTGGTTTGTTGTGGACGGTTTTGTTTCTGCTAGCAATCCGCCTAGTTTTGCGTCTACCGCCAGCGACCAGTATTTACGCATCCCGCTTTTTGAGTACACGCTGAGCCCGAAAGCAGATATTGCATTTGCAGCCACGGTGCAGATCGGGCTGGCGTGCGCTGGTTACATCCACAAGCCGATCAAGGCTATGCACGTAGTAACCGGCGAACCTGTTGACCTTCTTTACGATGACGGTATAAATACCCCTATAGGCATTCGTTACTGGCTTGGCTTTGCTTTTGCCACGGAGAAATAACATGACCAACAAAACCACGATCGTTGACGCTGTATCTACGCCCGTTACTTCCGCGCCGTCTCTATCCGCCGGCGACTCGTCCGTCAAGATTAATACGACGCAGGTGGAAAAAGTGCTTCAGGAAATGGCGATGAAGGCAATCTCTTCAGCGCAGCAACAGCAGGGCGCGACCCAAGAGACGGTCGAGCGTGTGAACCCGTCTGTTTTCTTGAAGGACATGACCACCGAAATCGAGCGGCTGTATCAGCGCTTCGACACGCTCAAAGTGCTCGCCGCTGAAATCAATGGCATGTCGACGAACGAGCAATTTCCGCCGCAAGTCATTTTCAAAGGCTTGACGCTAGATTTCGCTATCAGCAAAAACGGCGAAGTGAAAGACCACAGCGTCAAAATGCAGGCGATAAGCGGTATTGGCGATGTTGCAAACCTGATGTCGAATGAGTTCGGCTTTATTATCGCGTCGCTGCGGGAACTGTCGAAACAAGTCGCTGATCTTGCGCAAAAGACAAACGATCGTTGCACCGAAGCGTTCAAGGAGTGGGAGGCTAGCAACAAGAACAAGCAAGTCGTCCCGGCTGACGACTCTACTGTTGCGTTAAATTCAGCCGCAGAAGAAACACCGTCGCATGTCGGTTAAGAAGTTCAGTCGAAAACAGATTCTTGCGCGTCGGACGCAGTTCTATCGTGTTCTGCGCAACTATGTAGATCAGACCATTTCCGGCGACGTCATTTACGAGATTACTGAAAACCTCCACGCGGCCATGCCGCCGACGGTTTTTCGTAACGCTATTTTTGAGACCATACGGCTGCTGGCTGGTACGCAACTAACCAACAAGATGGCCGCGAAACTGGCGTGGCGTCTTGCCGGCAATATTGACCGCCTGTCTGAAAACGAGCCGGTTCTTCCTTGGACGCGGCAAACCGCGGACGAGGTTGTTCCGGTCTGTGTCGAAGCCGTAGTGCCGATGAAGCGAAAGGACACGCACGGCTATCTTTTCCATTGCCGCGCACTGGCCGGTACGCCGTGCGCCGAGTCGTTTACGCAATTTTTCTCCGCAAACAGTTGTCGCGCTATTTCTCGTGTCATCGGCTTCTCGACAAATTCGTGGGGGCCATACCAGTACGGCGGTATTGGTATGCACTTTGTAAACCTCATGTTCTTCGCGCACATAGAAGCGGCCAGATCGCGCGACAAACCTGTGTTTCATCGCGTGAGCGTCACCAGCAGCATGCTTAAAGCGAATAAAGAACTGCTCGAAGTTCGCTGCCGCGTAAAGCCTTGCCCGCCGCCAAACAGTTTTCAGCACTCTTGCGTAAATTGTCCTATCGGCTACAACGAGTGCCCGTTCGCGACGCACGCCAAGACATATGTCGAGCAGCACTGTCGGCAGTGTGATTCCGATTCGTTTTTTGATCCGGACAACCCGTCTACGATGTGCGTAAACTGTTACCGCTCTAACCGCCATATCGCGCACTAACGATTAATGTTCACGGAGGAACAGCATGGCAGATATCGGATTCCGTAAAAAGGGCGACACAGGCCCGATGTACAACCCGGAAAGAGATTATGCGTACATCACGCCAACGCTCATGCGGTCGGCAATCGAAAAACTCGAAACGGACAATTCGCTGGCTGTAACCAAATGGCGCGAACAGGAAAAGATTACCGCAGAGGAGTTGAACGCTGCGGTAGCCGCGCTGGCAAACGCGCAGCGTGACTTCGTAAATGCCGCCGACCCTGTTGCGAGTTTTGAGCAGGCGTTGATGCGGCATAATTTTTACGACTGCCGTCACGCCGTACGGCAGTACATCTTCGCGACGATCGGCGAGGTTTTTTGCGCCGCGTGGTTTAAAGCCGTCCGCGAGGTTTCAATCGTGGGCGAAGAATCGCCGGCGCAAAACGACATGGCGCGGTTTTGCGCCACTGTTCGTGAGTTCGTCAATAAAAACCGAGGCGTTACGCACGACGCCAACTTTGTGGCAGAACACTTGCGTATGCAGCAGGATGTTTTGCGTGCGCGCGAACAGGTACTCGTTGCAGAACTTCGGGCGCGTGTCGTAGAGTTAGAGAAGTGCAACGGCCAATTAAAAGCATGTGCCGACAAGAAGCCTTCTATTTTTACGCGCGTACTTAACGCGATTAGAAAGAAACGATAATGCCGAAATACAGGATGTATAAAGACCCGGAATCGTTTATGGCAAAGTTGGCGCCACGGCCGGCCGACGCTACCCGATTTCTTGGTCTTGATCTTGGCAGCAATTGCGGCGTTGCCATATACGACTATTTGCCCGGTAAAAAACTGTTGCAGGAGCGGCTGCAACTGTTTCAGTGGGATTTGTCGCCGCAGGGGTTGGAATCGGGCGCCGCCAGATTTGTCCGTTTACGTGCGTTCTTGAACGTCACGCAGCCCGAAGTCATTGGTTACGAAGACGTAAAGTATTCTCCGCCCCGCGAGTTTTTCGTCAACAAGAAGTTTGGTATCCCAGCCGTCCTGTCACGAGTTGCCACGGCGTCAGAGGTTCTCGGCGGCATGAAGGTCACCGTGGCGACGTGGGCAGAAGAAAACAATCTCGTATCGAACGGCTACGCGATTTCTACGATTAAAAAATATGCAACCGGCAACGGTAAAGCCAGTAAAGAAGAGATGATTATCGCGGCAAACAAATCGCTTGGCGCTGCGTTTGACTCGTCTAAATACAAATCGACGGGTATCGACAACGTTGTAGACGCCGCGTTTGTGCTGCTATTGTTAATCCAGAAAGTGCACGCCGGGATGCCGCAGCCGAAAAAGTGACGTATGAGCAATCTCGTTCCGTTTACCAAAGTCGAAGTTATTACAGACGCAGACGAGATTGCTACGCGTTCGTGCGCTGAAACACTGCGCGGCCTTAACAAGCAAATAGCGCTTTTTACTCCTGCGTTGATGATTACGTCAGGCGGATTTGACCGCGACCCTGTGTTGGAGTTCGATGCGCGATTCCCGGCCGAGTCTGCTGATTTGCGCCCGTTCTGTATCGACCTGAAGGCTGATACGAACGAGATATTTTTCTCCGGTTTGGGTCTACATCGTTTGCCGGAAAAACAACGGCCTGTCAACTGGGACAAACGTATTTACGGCATTGCGCAGCAGCGAGAGGAAGAGTGTTTCGCGTTTTTGTCCGGCATAGCGTTTTCAGATTCGAAGCGGAATTATTTCGCCAGCACGTTTGCCTACGACATCACCATCCCCGACCCTACGTCTCGTTTTAACGAAATATTGCCGGTGAAGGTGTTTGGTGTGATCTCCAACCAATTTATTGCACTGCTAGAAAAAAAACTTTCTGGCCCGCCGGCAGTGCGACACGTGCCTGTACCAAACGAGCGCGCGGCGCTAAACTTCTTACAGCAAAACGGCATTCTCAGTTCGTTTGATGGAAACGACCCCTTAATTGTGTGCGAGTAATATGTCCGAAGAACGTCAGCAAGATTTTTTTCATGTCGTCATTTTGAGCGCTGACGGCACGTTCGCCGCGGAGCAATTTCAAACCGCGGAAGCGCTGGCGGCCCGGCTTAAAGAACTTGTAAACCGAGACGTATCCGTTGCTTGTTACCGCGGGCAGCGTTTGAATATTTCAAAGCCGCCAGCACGATACCTGATGACACCAGACGGCAACGTCCCGCTGTTCGACGAGCCGTCGG